ATTTTACATATCGAAACTTTAAATAATGAAAAGGCTTGTATTACCATATATGAATCTGGTCACGAGAATTGCTACCTAGTGGACAAAGAAGAAGCAAAACAGATTGTAGGACATTTAACAAAAGTTTTTGAGCTATGAAGATTAAAGCATTTGGAATGGAAATCCAAGTAACAGAGGAATCAGTCTTTGTGAATGGTAAAGAGGTTTATAATAAGATAGAAGAGGCAGAACAACGTATGAATGTCATAGGTCAGAATGGTAACGATGGACTGCATTATCAGTTCTGGGAAGAGGTGAACAACAACCTAATGAACAAAGACAGAAATATTGACCTTTGGGACTCAGACCATTAAAGATTAATTATATTATAAAATTATCTATATTTACGTATGAGCATATTAAATGAAGTACATAAGTATCACGAAGACTTTAAGAAGCAGTTAATGTTTTTAGGTTGCCCTGAATACTTACGTGAAGACTTTATTCAAGATTCATACATAAAGTTTTACAAAGCGTCTATAGGTAAACAGATTAATAACAACAAAGCTTTTATGGCTACTATTGTAAGAAACGAATACCTTCAGTTTTGCAACAAGTCTAAAAGACAAGTAGATGGTCAATGGATATTAGATAATGAAACTGCAGAAGAAGAACTTGATCTTGAAAAAGAGCTAGAAGACTCAAGTATAATTGATGATCTAATAGAGATAGTTCCAGCTTTTAGCAATGAAAGCAGTAGCATAGATATACAAGGAGAGTATGGTGAGCTAAACGGTTACGAGATAATGATACTAAATCTTCATTACAAAGAGAAAGTAACTATGCGTAAATTAGCTAAAGAATCAGGCATAACACTATCCTCTATCTATAACACTATAAAGAAAGCTAAGCTTAAGATAAAAAAACAGCTAGATGAAAAGCAAAGGATTAGGAGACTCAATAGAAAAGATTACTAAAGCAACAGGTATAAAAAAAATCGTTGACTTATTAGTTGATGATTGTGGTTGCGAAGAAAGAAAAGAAAAATTAAATAAAAAATATCCTTATGGGAAAACTAACTAAAACAGAGATTGAAATACTAAAAGACTTCTTCTCTGAGAAAAGAACACAGGTAACAACTAATCAACAAACTGATTTATTACCTATCTACAATAAGCTGCATCCAGAAAAGATGTACAAGCATAACCAATGTTCTTCTTGTTGGAGAGAGATCATCAACAAACTAGCTACAGCTTATAATGAAACTGAAAAAGTATTAGTAAAGAAGCCAGCTAAAGAGATCAAACAGAACATTAAGAAGGCTAATAGAAGAAGAAAACCAAGTAAGAAATCAGATTAAATAAATAAAATTATATTAAAACTTTATAGCTATGGCAAAGAAAGTTGATGGTAGAAAAAACAACGGAGCGAAGAAAGGAGAGAATAGAGGTCAAGGTCGTAAGCCTAAAGCAGACGAAGAGAAGCTAATTCAGAAATTGTCTCAATTAGACGACAAAGCATTCGCTTGTTTAAAGAAAGGAATCGAGGAAGGCAACTATCAATTCTGGAATAAGTTTATGGAGTTCAGATACGGTAAGCCAAAAGAAAGAGTAGACGTAACATCTAACGAAGAAACACTTAATATACCTATAATTAAATTTGCATCGAATGACTCTGAATGAGAAGTTTGAACCTTTATTCAAAAGTAATTGCAGATACTTTATAGTAACTGGTGGTCGTGGTAGTTCTAAGTCTTTTAGTATTACCACTTTTTTGACTTTACTGACAATGTCAAGTAAGTTTAGAACGTTGTTCACAAGGTTTACTATGAAGTCAGCTCACTTGTCGATTATACCAGAGTTCTTGGAGAAGATCACTATGTTAGGTTTAGACTCTATATTTGAGATAAACAAAACAGAGGTGACTAACAACAAGACGTTGTCTGATATTGTGTTTAGAGGAATCAAGACATCAGCTGGAAATCAAACTGCAAACCTTAAATCATTACAAGGAGTAAATACTTGGGTATTAGATGAAGCTGAAGAACTTGTTGATGAAGATACATTCGATACTATTGATTTATCGATAAGAATAATGTCAGTACAGAATAGAGTTGTTATGATCTTGAACCCTACGACGAAAGAACATTGGATCTACAAAAGATTCTTTGAAGAAACGGGTGTTGAAGCTGGTTTCAACGGAGAGAAAGATGATGTTTGCTATATCCATACAGATTATAGAGACAACATAAAGAACTTATCTAAGTCATTCTTGGCTCAAGTAGAAAGAATTAGAATCAATAACCCTAATAAGTATAAGCATAAAATATTAGGTGGTTGGTTAGACAAAGCTGAAGGAGTAGTATTTACTAACTGGAAGTTTGGAGAGTTTAATCCAGATCAGTTACAGACCTCATTTGGTATGGACTTTGGATTCTCTGTAGATCCAGATACTTTAACAGAGGTAGCGATTGATCAGAAACATAAGAAACTTTACGTCAGAGAACATATCTATGAGAAAGGTTTAAAGACACACATACTTTCAGAAAAGCTCCTTAGAACGGCTAAGAATGGTTTGATCATAGCTGATTCAGCTGAACCAAGATTGATTGAAGACTTAAGATTTAGAGGAGTAAACATAAAGCCAGTTAAAAAAGGTAAGATCGAAGAAGGTATTCAAAGAATGCAAGATTTTGAAATTATAGTTGAAGAGAACTCAACTAATATAGCTAGAGAGTTAAACAACTACGTTTACTCAGATAAGAAGTCAAACTTATATGTTGACTCTTACAACCATTCAATTGATGGTATACGATACAACGTGATATATCATTTAGACAATCCAAACAAAGGAAATTATAACGTACTGTAATGAGGTTAAAAATAACAATACCAGATTCATTAATGGAAATACCTTTATGGAGGTATCAAGAGTATGAACGAATGAAAGGAGATGAAGAAGATGTAGAGCTAATAGCTAAGCTTCTTGTTTCTAACTTTTGTAATATTCCTATAGGTGTAGTTGATAGAATTGATGTAGCAACTTATCACTTAGCTGTTGAGACAATATCAAATGTTTTAACTGAAAAACCTAAGCTTAAGAGAAGATTTAAATGGAACGGAGTAGAGTATGGTTTTATCCCAGACCTTGACAAGATGACGATGGCAGAGTTTGTTGATTGTGATACTTATATCTCAAGAGTTGATCAATGGCACAGGCTTATGGCTATATTCTATAGACCAGTAAAAAAGAAGTTTGGTAAGTTTTACACGATAGAAGATTATGAAGGCAGTGAGAAACACTGCAAAACTATGAAGAAAGTGCCTTTACATTATTTACAAAGTGCTATGGTTTTTTTTTGGAGTTTAGGCAACAAGTTAGCGATTCATACTCTTCAGTCTTCAGTATCAAATCTGAAGGAGGAACAAGCTACTCAGCTGAACAAAACTTTGCAGATAAATGGGGATGGTATCAATCAATCTATGGACTTGCTCAAGGCGATGTTCTTAGATTTGAGAAAGTAACATCATTAAGTATTCACGAATGCCTTACTTGGTTATCGTTTGAGAAGGAGAAAACAGCTATAGAAAGCAGTAAGATACGTAAAGCAGCAAATATTAAAAAATAAAGAAATCTATCTAACTAGTATGAGCAAAGGATTCTACGATATAACGACAAAGATAAAAGACTTTCTAACTTCAAATGAAGATGTTTCTGTAGTTACAATGAAAGTACTTCAAGATGCTGACTTAGACAAGAGAACTATATTTCCATTAGCAAATATAATAGTGCAAGACACTACGTTTACCTCATCAGTAATAAGGTTTAACATTCAAGTTGCATTAATGGACATCGTAGACGTATCTAAGATTAACCCAAAAGACGAAGATGATGTCTTTCTTGGTAGTGATAACCTACAAGACATAATGAACACTCAGTTATCTGTAGCAAATGATCTATTCTCAGCTTTACAACGAGGTAGTCTTGAGACACAGCTTTACAAGTTGAATGGAGATATGGTATGCAATCCATTTCAAGATAGGTTTGAGAACTTACTTGCTGGATGGGTTTTGAATCTAAACATAGACATTCCAAATGAACAAACTATCTGCTAAGAATACAGAAGAGATTCTTGAGAACTTCGGTGAACGAGTTGTTCGTTTGTCAAAGATCAATCTTGCTACACTAAAGAAGAATAATTCTGGATCATTGCAGAAGTCTCTTTCATTTGATTTAGATGTCTATCGTTCTGGAAACTTTTCTTTCTCTTTCTTAATGGAAGAATACGGTGGTAATGTTGACAAAGGTCGTAAACCTGGTAAAGGTATTCCAATCAACGTTTTAGACGAGTGGATAAGAACAAAGCCAGTTAGGTTAAGAGATCTAAAAACAGGTGCATTCTTACAGAAAACACCAGCAAGAATGAAGTCGTTGTCTTACTTGATCAATAGAAAGATTAGAGAAGAAGGGATTAAGGCTACAAACTTCTTTAGTGAACCATTTGAGCAAGAGTTTAGAAAACTACCAGAGCAGTTGGTTGAGTCTTTCGCTTTAGATGTTGAATCCTATTTAGAACAACAATTGAAAATAATAAAATAATGGAAGATAAGATATTTGCAAGAAGTCCGTATTATATCGCCTACACATCTGGAAGCACAATAAATACTGCTGAATTAAAGTTGTGGATTTATGAAGGAAGTCGAACGACTGGGAAGCCTACAAATCCAGAATACACATTGTCAAAGTCAAATGTATCTGCAACAGAAGTTTTCTTTGAGGTGTCTGAATTGGTCAGAGAGTTCTTTGATCATTCACTTAACAATACTAATTTTGAAGGAAGTGGATTGTGGGTTTATTACGAACTAAGTACCAACGGAACGCAGAGAATCAATACAACTCTTTATGCAATTGATGGCTACAATTATTTTGAAGATGGAGCGAATGCAGACAAGAGAATCAAACTCGCACAAGACACAGATGAGATTGTCACAAAGGATGACTACAACATAACAATTCCAGTTTCGACTGATGATGATGGTGTT